GCACGTTTGCGAACAATCATGAGTTAATACGGAAGTTCACACACGGACAAATAAGCCAAGCAGATTTAGAAAAGGAAGATGAATTCCCATTTATGCACGTTGTGCCATCGCAGTTCAGCATTGATGCTGGGCAGTTGACCTATTCATTAGAAGTAATTTTTGCGGATTTACCACGCGACAAAGAAGTAAAAATCGAATATCAACGCCACTCATTAAGCGATTGTATATTGTTATTTGCCGACATGGTTAATGAGATTGAAAATGGTCAGATATTCGATGAATCGGTTGTTATCAGTAAGCCAATAAACTTTACTCCATTCATGGAAGAATTTAGTAATGTATTAACAGGGGTGCAAGGCACAATCGACATTACTGTTGATTACGAATGGAACGCTTGTGATATTCCTTATATCGGAGAGTAATGGCAAAGAAAGTACAATTTACGACTAACCAACCATCCGCAACAACTGATTATTTAGCAGCGGATAATACTTGGAAAACTATTCCAGGCGGTGGTGGTGGTAGTGGTATTCCACATGGTACAACGAGTGGAACGGACACGTACACAACAACCATTACAGGTGTTACCGCTTATAATGATGCGGATGCATTTTTAATTCGATTCGCAATAGGCAATACAACGAGTGCAACGCTTAACATCAATTCACTCGGTGCAATTCCATTGTATCGAAATAATGATGGTGAATTAATTGGTGGGGACATTATCGCTGGCGCGGAAATGCTATGCGTTTATAACTCATCGACTAATCGATTTCAAGTTATTGGAACTGCACCAAACACATTGTTAGCTTATGTAACCAATGTCAATGGATCAACGATAACCAAAGGACAACCTGTTTACGCATTCGGTGGTCAAGGCGATAGATTAACGGTTAAACTTGCATCCAATAATGTTGATGCAACAAGTGCGCAAACCGTTGGAATGGTGTTGAGTACATCCATTGCCAACAATCAAAAAGGTTTAATTATTGTCAATGGACAATTAGATGGATTGAATATATTTCCAACGTCCACTTGGTCGGATGGGGATGCGGTTTATTTAGGAGCAACGGCAGGAAGTATAACCAATGTAAAACCAGTAGCACCAAACCATTTGGTTTATTTGGGATTCGTTACGACTGCGAGTAATGGAAGTGCAGGTCGTATGTATGTGCGCGTTCAGAATGGTTACGAGATGCAAGAACTTCACAACGTCAGCGCGCAAAGTCCTGCGAATAACGACATATTGAAATATAATACAACGACTTCACTTTGGGAAACGAGTAATGCGTTAAGCACTAAGCAAGATACCATAACAGGCGCAGCGAGTACGGTTACAACATCTAACCTTACTCCATCGCGTGTAGTCGTTTCTAATGGCGGTGGTAAATTAGATATCGCGGTTACAACAACAACGGAAATCGGTTATGTGAATGGCGTTACTTCCAACATTCAAACTCAATTAGATGCCAAACTAACAACGAGCGCGTTTATTCAAAACAATGTACTCGCACAAGCGTTAGCAGGGGCAGCTTCACCCGTAACAAGATACCACGCGGTAAGCGGTACGATTAGTTCGTTATCCACAGCATTTCAAGTGCCGTTAGCGAATGCGTGTAACTTCTTGAATTTTTACTTTCGTATTTATTCAGCACAACCAGCAACGGGTTCATTGGTCGTAACACTCCAAAAAAATGCTGTTGATACATCATTGGCTATAACCATAGCCGCAGGAAGTGCGATTGGAAATTATAACAATACGACTACGGTTGCATTTGCTGTTAACGATACATGGCAAATTAAGATAGTTCAAAATGCTACGAGTGGATCAACGAGCATGGGCGGTTATTCGTTTAAATTAAATGGCATATAATGGAATATAAATTAGAAGATTTGGGTGATGTAGTTAGGTTATCCATACCAACGGAATCAGCATGGGGTATCATTTGCTTTGCTTGGGAAAAGTCAAACGTTGAATTTACTTCCGCGTTAGATAGTCAAGGTATAGATGTACTCGTTAACTTATTAGTCAGCAATCCAAATACAGCTTATCAAATATTTGTCAATGGCTAACACTCCACTCAATGATATAATGAATCGATTTGGTGCTGCGGTCGTAGAACGCGCAATGCTAAATCTCGGAGTGTATAGAACGGTCAAAGGAAAGAAACGAAGGGCGGTTGCGAGTGATACGTTAAGAACATCATTGGCTTATTATTACAATGGCAAGAGTTCAAAGATTGAATTCTTCGCGAAAGGCAAGGCGGCGAATTATGCAAGTGTTGTTGAATTCGGAAGGCGCAAAGGTGCAAAGATGCCACCAATAGAAGCTATTGTACAATGGATGAAAATTAAACCCATTCGTGTACGCGATGACAAAGGTAAGATAGTAAAACAAACGCCATCCGTAGTGCGTAGCGCGGCGTATAACATAGCCAAAGGAATTTCATTTAGAGGTATTCCACCTTTATTTTATTGGCGTGATGCGGTAAACGATGTGATAGTAGAGTTCCAACCAGAGTTTGAATTGGCACTTGAAAAAGAAATTAATTTAATAATTGAAGATACTTTACAAAAGAAAATAAAGATATAATGGCATACACAACAGCAGTAACAGGACTAACCGCGCAAGGCATTGACGCATTCACTGGGTTATGTTATTCGAACAACGATGTTTCGTTCACAATGACATCGAGCGAATACGCGCAACCGAATTTCAAATACATCGTATTGATTACCGATAATAACGCAGCGTTGGATTATAAATTTTACATTAGTCAAAACGCGGTTAATAGCGGTGTATTCAACGCTAAAACAATCTTTAATCAGTTAGTGAAAAACGATATTGTTTATTCGGGTACTGATAACGTGATATTGCAAACATCAACGCCTACATTAACGACATCAAACAACGTGAACACGTTCACCGTAAAACTATATGAAGGTTACGATGTTTCAGGTGTATTTACCGAAGATGATAGCGTAGCTGTGTATTACGATTTAATGTGTGTTTATGGAAGTGGTAAACAGAACTTTATTGTAATGGGTACAAACGACACGAAACCACTTGCGTTAAGTCAATGTTATGATGATGAAATCGGATTCAATAGAGAAACGTTAGCGCATCGGTTAAACTTGCCATCGTTGTTACAATCGGAGGTGATTAATTGGCAATACCTTTCAAGGTCAAACGTTACGAGCGTTATTGATAGCGCATATAAGGTAGATACATGGATTGCAGATGATAATTTATATGTGAACGCTGGTTATCCATATAATGACATTGACCATTTTACTTTTGATCTATACGATGACAATCAAACGTTATTAGATTCTTTTGATATTCCAATGTCGTTTGGTTCGGGTTCATTGTTGATGTTACCAACAGGATTGAAGAACTTAATTAATGGCGGTTACACGGATGCGATTACAGCGGGTAATACAGCGTTTTACGTATATGCAGGATATAATTCAAGTGATGAACAAGTTACTGCAAAGTACGGTTACTATCTTATTAATGATTGTAAGTATAATCCAGTTCATGTCTATTGGTTAAATCAAATGGGCGGTTGGGATAGTTACTCTTTTATCAAAAAGAACGAAAGAAATATTGAGGTTGAGAAAAAAAGATACAAGGCATATCAAGGTGACTTCAATACAGCTACATCAACCGCGCCTTATGAAACAAAAAACTACACACGTGAGTTAACCGAGCGCGAACCAATAGTGAACACGTTTATTAATTTAACTAGCGATTGGTTATGTGAGTCTGAATTTAAATTTATGCGTGATTTATTCAATTCAAAAAGCGTGTGGATGGTCGATGACAATGTCGATGGTTATTCAATTATTCCTGTAATCGTTCAAGATAATAATTTTTTGATGAAACGAGAGCGCAATTCACGGAAGTACAACCAAACATTACGCCTACAAATAGCCAACAGCAATGAAACATTAAACATTACAGCGAGTGAATACCCCATTCCATCGCCTACACCATGCGAATATTATACGACATTCACTAAAGTTGGTGGTAATACATCATTAACCGTTGGTGCGAATTATGGTAATGCGTGTAATGTGGTCGTTACTAACGCAACGAGAGGAAGTAATATAACAGTTCAAGTTAATGGAACAGGTGGAATCGTTCCAACGCCTGGAGATACGTATTACGTGCGCATTGATTACACCACTAATTGTCCAACGCCTGTTACCCGTTTAGGGTTTATCCAACTTGGTGCGGTGTTGGGTGGTGGAACGCAAACATCTTTCGATATGCAAAGTAATGGAACGCCAATTATCGCCACTGGTATTTGGGGAACGGGTGATACTTTTTATATGAAACTTCCCGTGTGGAGTGGAGGTACTACATATAGCGGAAATATTTACGTAACTATTGGATTCGGTAACGACTGCGTATAACTATGGAAACAGCATTAATTATTTACACGCAAGATGGAAATGTTCCATATGTTGCAGACCTTTACGAAAATGAAACGATAGCACTTCAATATTCGTTCAATGACATCAAAGACTTAAAGCCATCGGGTACTTATTCACGGACATTTCGAATTCCAGCGACTAACAACAATGCGCAGATATTCGGATTCATTGAACAAAACACATTTCAGTTTTCTAACTTTAATCCAAAGAGAAAGTTAAACGCAATTATAACCGTTGACACTTTGCCCGTGATGGAGGGTAGTATTCAATTTAAAGCTGCGTACACATCGAATGGAGTGGTAAGCGAATATGAAATTGTTTTCTTCGGTAATGTTATCGACTTCTTCAAAAATATTGGAGATGCTGATTTTAAAAATTACATTGGTGCGCAGTTACAAAATGATTATTCATTTGTTGTTAATTACACGAATGTAACCGATGTCATTGCAGAAAATATTGGAGATGGAAACCTGCAATTCACGTTAACCGATAGAGGTAATAATTGGGTAGGTAGTTCCAATAGTGATAACACACGTTCAATTTATGCTTATCCAACTTATAATTATAACAATCCATCACAATGGCAAGACCAAATTGACCAAATAATAAAGATAGGTGAATTGACTTTAATGGTCAAGGCGCGTTACATCTTCAATAAGATAATCGAGTTAAGTGGGTTTAGTGTTGATGATGTCGCGAGTGATACGTTGTTAGATGAACTCAACAGATTATTTGTTGTGTGGACAAGTGAAGCGAATATAACTCAACAGGTGGGAAATCCTGAAGCTGCCAAATTTGTTTTACGTGATGGTATCGATGGCATCACTTTCGATGGCACGGACTTCACGCCAATAACATTGGCAACGGGAACGGTATTATACCATTATCCAATTCCCAATTTAACGGAAGTAAATGATCCAAATAACTACGTTGTAAATAACGTGTTTACCGTTCCATTCAATGGTTACTATAAAGTCAAATGCGCGTTTAACGTAGAGCAAAACGCGGATGGGTTAGGCGGTTT